GCGCGACACGCGCAACAAAACGTGCCGTTGTAGAAACTCGGATCGCGCGCATACGTCTCGGCGATGCTCTGCGCCATCGTGGTAACCGTCCCGCATTTCAGGTGCGTGTAATTGCGACGAACCGGACGCACGAAGCCCTTGGCGCGCTCCTCGTCGGACAGGACCAGGTAGGTCTCCTGCATCCCCGACGGCTGGATGTTCTTCAGCCTCGGGTCGTTCGGGTCACTAGTCGTACTCACCGCTCTCCCGCCTCCATCTTCCAGTCGAGCTCGCGCACCGAATGCAGACGGCTCGCGATCGTGTACTGCTCCCGAAGCTCCTCGATAGCCGGCTCGATCTCCCTGAGTCGAACGTTCCTCCACTCCCGCTTGAAGTCCTCGATGCGCATGATCCGGACCCGGATCTCGCTGAGCCGGGCCGAATGGCCGCCAGCCATGCGCATGCACTCGTCCGGCTCGAGGTTGTGGAAGGTCCGCATGTCCGCGAACGCGTCATCGACCTCCTGGCGCACCGACTCGATGGAGCCGCCCACCGTGAGTTCGAAGGCCGAGGTGTCGAACGGCGCCACGCGGGGTGGCTGGGCCGGGTCCGCCTCGCGGATCTCGGTCACTAGCTTCTGAATGGCCATTTGACCCCTTCATCGTCTTTCTTTGCTGTCCAGATGGAGTCTCAATGCCACCGACACGCTCAGAAAGTAGGCTCGCCGGACTTGCGAAGCCGAACATTGAGGCGTATGTTCGCCCTACTCTTCTCGAGTGGCATGGGGGGTACGGGCGTATCCCCTCCAAGCCGGGCTGGAACCAAGTCAGTGGTCGCGAACGCTGGCTGGGAGGGCCGCCGGATGTCCGTCAAGAACAGCCCCTAGACCGCTCACACCGGCTAGGGGCTGAACGCTGTCTAGACTGACCCGGCCCTCGTGGCGCAACGGATAGCGCGGGTGTGTCCTACACATCGGGTTGCGGGTTCGAATCCTGCCGAGGGCGCCATGTTCGTCAATCACGGGTTCAGTGACATTGCTCTTCTTGAAATGTCACACAAGGAACATGTCGAGCACCGGCTCGTCGCTGACGACCTCTGCCATGGCGTCGATCTTCTCCTGAAGATGGCCGAGCACCGCCATGCGCGCGGCGTCGAGAGCGTGGAACTTGCCCTTGTTGAAGTGCTTCTTGCCGTAGGCGTCAGTGTTGGACTTGTTCACGACGTAGGTCTGGCCCTGGAACTCCCGGATCATGTCGATGTCCCAGGGGAGCACGAGCTGCTTCTTGTCGACGTACTGCCGGAGCATGTCCGAGCTGTACTCCAGGACGTTGGCCTTGATCTCGCGGTCTTCGAGACTTGCCGGCTCGACCCACCCGTCGTTGTCATCATCATCGTCGTCGTAGCCGATGACGATCTTCTCGGAGAAGTTGTAGGGCCGCATCACGCGAACCATGCCCGTCGGCGCCGACTCAGCGATCTCCTGGTAGATCGGCAGGCCCAAGCCGGTGCGGTCCATAGCGATGGCCTTGGGCTTGTAGAACTCCCAGATCGCCTCAAGCACACGGCGCTGGTCGGGTGAGCTGATCCGCTCCAGGTGGATGCGGGCGATGCACTTCAGACGCACGTTCGGAACGCCATCCTTGTGCCCGCCGGGCTTCAGGTGCGGGTACTCCTCGGCGAAGACGAGGATCTCCGAGGGGTGGTTGGTCATGCCGACGTCCATGCCGACCCAGATCCGCTCGTAGGCCTTGTGGCCAGCTGGGAAGCTCAGCAGCTCGGTGATCGGGAGCTTGGTGTCACTGAGCTTCTCGTCGTTGATCCGGACGTGGTAGTACTCCTCGGTGTTGTAGTACGAGCCCTGCTCCTGGTCGACGCACTGCATGAGCCTGGTAAGCACGAACAGCGCCGAGGAGGCGTTACCGTGCAGGCCGAGGATGTTGCGTCGGTAATCGGGGTGGTCGCGAGAACCGTAGAGCTCGGCCTTGGCGTCCCGCTCCTCCTTCGACCAGTCCGGCCGGTGCATGCCGGTGATCCGGTGGACGAACCAGCCAGACTCGGGCTGGGTCTGCTTGTAGTAGCGGTCCCTGATGCCTCGGGACACACCGTGGGCCCGCCAGGTGGCGTTCTCCTCGCCGTACTTCAGGGTCTCGCCGAGCTCCACCCAGCCGGCCTCGGGGTAGTCCTGCGCCTCGTCCATCTCGAGCTTCTTCGGGTGCATGCCCTTGACGCCCTTGCCGTCCTTCTGGGGGATGCGACCCATGATCTTCGCGCCGTTACGGAAGGTGGCCTCGAAGGGACGATGCGTGATGCCGTTCGAGGTGCTCTTGCGCTTCAGGAACTCCCTGGAGAGACGGGCCGACATCAGCCGGTCCTCGATGTTCTTGGTCACCGGGTCGAGGTGGATCATCTCGGGTGCGGTGATGAGCATTTCCTCCTGCGGGTTGGTGAAGCAGAAGGCCCACGAGCGCATCTGGATGCCGAGGCTCTTGCCCACCGCTCGACCGCACTGGTCGATCTGGTGCTTGGACTTGTTGCGGTACCAGGGGTACTGGAAGTCCCAGCATCGGAACACGAAGTCAGGGCTGGTCTCATCGACCCAGCAGAACTCGGCCTGGTCGATGCCGGACTGGTCCTGAAGGATGGCGAAGAAGTACGCCTCCTCCTCAGTCAGATCCGCGAGAACGGCCATAGTTGCCCTCCCTCGTGAATCGCACCGGACGGTTCAGCGACGCCCAGATCAGGTAGAGGATTCCGATGGTGAACACCGGCGTTCCCAGCGTGATGGACGGATCTTCGAAAGCGCGGGCCATGTAACCCATCAGGCCGGCGAAGATGACGATGAAGACACCTCGAGCGAAGCTGAACTCCTGCCAGGTCAGGATGTCGCGGTAGCGCGTGACGTTGCGGTAGATCGCAAAGATCGCGACGGCGGCCAGGATGCCGTTGATGGTCATCCAGACGCCAGCTGCCAGCGCCGGAAACGGGATGGGATCGGTCACGAAGCTCAGCCCGTTGATGATGGAGCCAGCGATCGCCACGAGCGTGGTTGTCCCACAGATAACGAACGCCAGATGTTGGCGCACAAGATCCACTAGTGCCCCCATACCTTGATGTTCGGCTTAGACGAGCGTCAGATTCGGGCGCGCCTACCGCACCCTGACCTCGAGATAGTGCCGGTAGAGGCTGGTGGCGATGCCCGGCCGCTCGTTCAGCAGATTCAGGAATGCGGCTACCACCATCGCCTTCCGATACTCCACGAAGTAGGTCGGAGGGCGCTTCAGGACCTTGGCGATGGCCCGCATCTCGTTGACGTCTGGGTCGTACTGGCCGGCCAGAAGCCGCTGGTACTGGGTTCGGCTCATGTGGATCTCCGAGCAGAACCTCCGTTCGCTCATCTGCACCAGCTTGGGGAGCACCTCATGGATCGGGAGGTCGTTCTCCTCGCCGTACAGGAGTCCCTGGAAGTCGACCAGCTCCTCCTTGGGCATCGGCCGCTGTCCGATCCGTCCAGGCTGCGCATGCACCTGCTTGATGTAGTCGGCCAGCAGTGAGTGCATCGCATCTGGCCGCGCGTTGAAGACCGCTACCCAGGCCTTCTTGGTGGCTCGGCCAGGGGGCCCCGACAGGAACGAGAGCGACGGATACATGCTCTCGAGCTCGTCTCGAGGTATCGCCCTTCCTCGCTTGCGGCGAGGCTCGTCCTCATCGGTCACATGTCACGCACCCAGATGGACTGGTTCTTCCGGAACGCGGCGCTGTGCTCGTCGAAGTCCTTGATCACCTTGTCCCTGATCCACTCGAAGATGGTCTCCATCGAGAGGTCGAGCATGGCGCGCTCCTCATCGTCGCAACGGTCGTATGTCTTGACCATCGCCGAGAGCTCGTAGAATTTCGTGACCACGATCTCGTACTGCTCATTGCGGTGATACCCGAACTCCTTGGCCCGCTGGAGGAGGCTGGCGGTGTAGTCGGCCAGCGACTCGCCCTTCTCCTTGTCGCGTGTGGCCTTGTCGATACCGAGGCTGGCCTTCAGGAGCCTGATCTCGACTGAGTACTTCTGGATGTTGTCCTTGAGCTGGCCCTCGTCGACCCGGCTGTACATGTAGTCGAAGCCCTGACCGAGCCAGAGGGTCCAGCGGTTGAGCATCGTCTCCAGGGTCAGCAGGCGATCGAGGTCCTGGAGGTCGGAGACGTTGGGGAAGTGGTTGTCAGCCTGGTAGCGATCGCGCCGGTTCTCGTACCAGTCCGCCTCCTCCTGCGTCTGCAAGTTGAAGTCCGACCCCGACGCGGTGGTCACCGTGTACAGCGTGATCCCGTAGGGATTGGCCCCAGGCGCCACCGGAGTCTGCGACATAGGCACAGTGAATCACAACGTTGTCATTCGGCCCAGAGATTGGGCCACGTATTCAAACGCGTGTCTCAACTGACAGGCAGGCAGGTCAGATCCACCTCGACGCCCAGCGGGTGCTCGTCGCTGGCATAGCGCTTCATCACCTGGAGGTCGGTGATGCACGCGTCGTCGTCCAGGACCTTGTGCAGGACCAGCGCGTCGAGCACCGCCTTGATGAGGTTGTCCAGGTCCGGCTTCTTGGTCGCATGGATCATCGACTTCGGGTAGCTGACCGGCTTCCTGAGGTTGAACCGCAGGTGCGCGATGATCCTGGCGTCTCGGATCGGCAGCGTGAAGTCGTCATCGCCCTCGAGCTCGACACTGCGCAGTTGTTGGAGCGCGTGCTCACCGATGTGCGACTCCCAAGCCTTGGTCTTCGTCGGGGTGTAGGGCTGGGCGAAGGGCTTGCTCCCCTTGGGGGTGATGATCCGGAACTGGGGACGCTCCTTGGCGGGCACCTCGAGCGCCTCGCCCTGCCGGAACTTCATCAAGATGGCCGGCACGAAGAACCCGACCGCGATGCTCCGGCCGGCTACGACAGCTCTTGGATACCCGCCGGGGTGAGGTGCAACGACCTGTGCCGTCCCGGTCGCCATTCGACCATCCCTTCCTCGGCCAGCTTCTCCAGGTAGGAGTGCATGGTGGCCACTCCAACCTGGAACTTGGTGGCAAGATCACGCACCGAGGGCGGCTTGCCGTGGGCCAGCGCCACGTCGTTCAGGGACCGCAGGATCTCTTCCCTGCTGTCCGGGTAGCGCGAAGCGCGTGCCATGAATCCTCCTGAGCGTGATGGTAGTCAGTCCCACCCTCAATGTTCGGCATGGCGCGCGCTGAGTTTGTTCGGTAACGAAGGGGTACTGTCTTCGCGTCCCATCGGCCCGACCAAGGAGAACGAATGAGCGAGCAGGCCCAACCCGGCACCGAGACTCCCGAGACCCCCGAGGAGCCGGCACCCACGGAGCAGCCCGCCACCGACGCGCCCACCGAGGGTGACGTCGACGGCGACGAGGCGCAGCAGGACACCGGCGCGCTTCAGTAGGGCAGCGCAGAAGCCGGGCCCCATTGCTGGAGGCCCGGCTTCTGTCCGCTCAGGCGTCGGCAGGCGCCTTGGGAGCAACCTCCCAGGCGTTCAGCTCCCGACCAGAGGCGTCCAGCCGGACACCCTCGTCGACGCCAGCGGCCTCCAGGACCGACTTG